TGAGTAAGCGATTTAGTGTTGTGCAAGCGAAGGAAGTACCTGGTCGTGATAAGCCTGTTTGGCTGCGTCACGGTATTGCCTTTCAGAATGACAAGGGGATCAGCATCAAGCTTGAGGGTTTGCCTTTGCCTAATAAGGAGGGTGAGGTTTGGCTGAAGCTGTTTGAGGATGATGGCAATCGTCAGCAACAGGCTCCGGCTGCTGAGAAGCTGGACGATGAAATTCCGTTCTAATGGCTAACCTTGGCGAATATAAACTACCGGAGGGGAATGTTGTTATATCCTTCTCCGGTGGCCGCACCAGCGGATATATGCTGCATCAGATTGCAGAGGCAAATAATGGCATTCCTGATCGCTGTATAGTATCTTTTCAAAACACTGGTAGGGAGATGCCCCAAACACTCGACTTTGTTAATGAGTGTTCGGAGAAATGGGGGGTAGAAATCCATTGGCTTGAGTTTCAGCGCGAAAAGCCAAAGTTTAAGCTGGTGGATTACAAGTCTGCGGCTAGAGATGGCGAGCCTTTCGAGGCTTTAATTTGGCAGAAAAAGCATCTACCCAATATTCGGATGAGGTTTTGCACAAGCGAATTGAAGGTTCTTACTGCAAAACGGTATCTCAGGTCTTTGGGTTGGGACCGATGGACGAATACTGTTGGTATTCGATTTGATGAGCAGAGGCGTTTAGGCAAAGAGGACAAGGATCGCTGGGTAACTTGGCATCCTCTGGCTGATGCTGGAATAATTAAAGCTGACATATCTGATTTCTGGAAGTCCCAATCGTTTGATCTCGATTTGCCTAACGTCAATGGATCTTGCTGGCTGGGAAATTGTGATGGATGTTTCTTGAAAAGCGAGTCAACTCTTTCTCATTTGGCGCGCGAGTACCCAGAGCGGCATATGTGGTGGCAGGGCATGGAGGATTTAGTTTCTGATTGGAGCTTGGGGCCGGGTCGGTTCAGATTTGAATATTCTAGGCGCGAAATAAAGCATAAAGTCGAAACTCAGGGAGACTGGATTTTCGACATGGAAGATGCTCTGTGCCAAGTGGATCATGGGGAATGCACAGAATGAGTCGCAAGAAAGAGGATAAGATTAAACCTATCCCGCCGGTTGGTCGGTTCGGTGGTGCGCGTGTGTTGCAGCGCCGGATCGGTCGGTCGGAGACTTTAGCTCAGAACAAAGAGGCTGTTGCTACTGAGCTGATTGCAATGGGTACGGCTCGAATAACTGATATCATCAACATCCATACCGGTGAGATTAAGCCTATGGATGAGATCCCTGATGAGGCATTGGCTTCGATTAAGAAGGTTACTGTCGGGCAGTACGGCACAACCATTGAGATGTTTGACAAGGTGAGCGTTCTGCGTGTCCTGGCGAAAGCTAGTGGCTTACTCGATGTAGAGAAGAACGTGGACAAGCCTTCGATCATTGGGATCAACATGAAGGGTCCAGAGATTACCACAACATATGAGGCTGACGATGAGTGATCTCCCCAGCATGAACTTAGACTTTTCTAAGTCTGCTACTGTTTGGAAGTTTATTCACGATAAATCCTTTGTTCGTGGCCTGATGGGTCCGGTTGGTTCCGGCAAGTCATACGGCTGCGCGGCTGAGATTATGTTAAAAGCTGTGCAGCAAAAGCCTTCCCCGCGTGATGGCATTCGGTATTCCCGGTTTGTAATCGTGCGTAACACCTATCCAGAGCTTAGAACAACTACGATTAAGACCTGGGGTGAGCTGTTCCCGGAAGATGTCTGGGGTCCGATGCGCTGGCAACCGCCTATTACTCACCATCTTAAACTCCCCAGCAGAGATAATGCTCCTGGTATTGACTGTGAAGTTATCTTCATGGCCCTTTCTACGCCGCAAGATGTGCGCAAGCTTCTGTCGTTGGAGCTGACCGGTGCGTGGGTGAATGAAGCCAGAGAGCTTCCGAAGGCTGTGATCGATGGCTTGACTCACCGCGTTGGCCGTTACCCCACTAAATCAGACGGTGGTGCGTCCTGGTACGGGATTATCATGGATACTAACCCGCCGGATGCGGATCACTGGTGGCATGAGCTGGCAGAGAAGAACCCTATCGGTGGGCGGTTCCCGTGGACATTTCACCGGCAACCAGGCGGCGTCCTGGAGGTAGGGGCCAAGGATCTACCGGAGAACCCGGAAGCAAATGGTTTTGTATTTTCCGGTGGCAAGTGGTGGATGGTTAATCCGTCTGCTGAGAACAAGGCGCATCTTCCGGATGGATACTATGAGCAACTTCTCGGCGGCAAGAATGCTGATTGGATCAGGTGCTATGCGGAAGGCAAGTACACGTTTGTCCAGGAGGGCAGGCCGGTATGGCCGGAGTATGACGATGAGATGATGTCTGCGGATGTGCAGTATGATCCACAATACCCTCTACAGATCGGCGTTGACTTTGGTTTGACGCCTGCCGCTATCTTTGGGCAGAGAACATCTGGTGGATCTTGGAAGATCCTGGATGAGCTGGTCACGTTTGACATGGGGCTTGAGCGGTTTGGTCAAGAGCTTCTAGGCAAGATCGCTGCAAGCTTTGACAAGGCAGAGGTGCAGATCTGGGGAGACCCTGCCGGTAACAAGCGAGACGAGATCTATGAAGTTACCGCTTTCGATCACTTGCAGTCTATTGGGTTTCGCGCACAACCGACAGATAGCAACGCTTTCAATGTAAGGCGTGAGGCTGCTGCGGCTCCTATGAACCGGCTGGTAAGTGGCAAACCTGGATTGCTCGTCAATAAGAAATGTTTGCGGTTGCGTAAATCTCTGAGCGGTGGGTATTTCTTCAAGCGTGTGTCTATGGGCGCTGGGCAAGACCGGTTTAAGGATGCGCCGGTGAAGAATGAGCATTCTCACTGCGGGGATGCGTTTGGGTATCTCATGCTCGGTGGCGGTGAGCAGCGCAGATTGCGGCGCGGTACATACGGAAACAGCTTTGCGGGTGGGCAAACATTCAACGCAAGCACAGACTTTGAGATCTTCTAATGGCTTTAGTGCAGTTACCCCAGGTGAGAATGGGCCACGACGAGCATATTGTTCCGCTTACATATCATCATCTGACCCGAATACAGCTCAAGAAAGAGAACCGTGATTTTGTAAACGTGATACCCAATTACCTAGATTACGTTTGGGACCACGCGGTTGAGGGTATGAGTTGGGCAGGCATAGGCAGAGGTAAGGTTGTCTCTGCATTTGGAATTAGGCCGTTCTGGGATGGCGTTGCAGAGATGTGGCTTGTGCCTGGTGAAGGGATAGACCGCCATGCGATATCGGTTATTCGTGCATCCAAGCAACTAACCGATACCGCAATAGAGAATAACCACATAAAAAGGCTACAGATTTGCGTAAATACCAATAACGATACCGCATTTAGGTTTGCCAAGGCACTACGTTTCGAGGTAGAAAGTATTATGAGAAAGTACGGACCAGACGGGTCTGACTACTACATGATGGCGAGGTTTTGATATGAGTGGAATATTTGGTGGCGGCTCTCGACCTGCTGCAGCTCCGGTAAAAAGTGTTGCTCAAACTGAGGCGGAGCGTGATGCGGCTTCCGCTCGCGCTCGCGCAGATGAACGTGCGACTTCCTCTGAGCGCTCTGAGATGCAAGGGATCCAACGTAGACGCCGGTTGCGCCGTTCTGGTGGCTTGAGGCTTCTGTTTTCTCCCGCGCGTCAAGAGGGTCCAGATCAAGAGCTAATCACTAAGCTTGGCGGGGGTAGCTAATGATTATTGGGGCAATTCTTAAAGACGTTCTCTCGGGTGGAACTAAAAGCAACGACTCTAAAGCGATGCGCCCAAGGTCTCGAGGTGATGCGGCAAGAGACAATCGCTCAAGGGATATGATGAATACCGTTATGCGAAACAATGATCGCAGTAACAATAAGAGCGCTGGCACTGGAAGCTATGCTGGACGAGGCAGTACCGGCGCGTCTCGCGGTCCTACTGTCGCGCAGCAAGTGGCCGCTAGGGCTGCTGCAAAACTAAAAGCTAAGAAGGCTAAAGGCCAATCTCGCCGCAAGAAATATGAAGCTGCTGAGACTATGGCCAAAAAGATGAAGCTTATATTCGTAGATTAGGAAGGTTCAACATGACGCAAATAAAATCAGATCCCCGCATTCACCACAGAAACCGTCCAGAGGTTGAGCTAGTACGCGCTCGAAATGCTAAAGGCGGTTTTGTTGCTGACGATCCTAACACGCCTGAGAATGAAGCTTGGGTAGAAAAACCAAAGGCTAAAGCAAAAGCCAAGCCTAAAGCTAAGAAATAAGCTATGGTTAAGAAGGCCCATCAAAACCCAAAGGGCGGTCTTAATGAGGCTGGCCGTAAGCACTTTGAGCGTAAGGATGGGGGCAATCTAAAGGCTCCCGTCAAGACAGGGACTAATCCCCGGCGCGTTAGCTTTGCTGCTAGGTTCGCCGGAATGAAGGGTCCGATGAAGAATGAAAAGGGTGAACCCACCCGCAAGGCACTGGCTCTAAAAGCATGGGGCTTTGGATCTGTTGATGCGGCGCGTAACTTCGCCAATCGTCACAAAAAAGGATAAGTAAATGGCTCGGCTAAACGTAAGAGATCTGATGGAGCGTGAGGCCAAGGCCCAATCCCGGAAGGATCAATGGCGCACTATCTATGAGGATTGCTATGAGTTCGCTCTACCGCAGCGCAATTTGTACGATGGCAACTATGAGGGAGGCACAGCCGGTCAGCGCAAGATGGGGCGTGTGTTCGACTCCACAGCGATCTCTGCGACACAGCGTTTTGCTAACCGCATCCAGGCTGGCTTGTTCCCGCCTCAGAAACAATGGTGTCGTTTAGAGACCGGTAGCGGCATTCCAGAGGCTCAGACGCCACAGGCACAGGCTGCACTAGACGCATATACAACCCGTATGTTTGAGGTTATGCGCCAGACTAACTTTGATCTTGCG